AATGACCTTAATATCTCCAAAATCATGATCAAAAGGAATATCATCGGGGACACGTTGTTCATCTACAATAGTCTGTTCATCACCATTTTCATTTTGATATGTTGATGTCATTTGCGTTACACGATAAGGCTTTTTAACTTTACGTTCTGCGAAGATAGGTTCAGTAACAGCATCATAATCATCTCTACACAAAATTCCATAGTCAAAACCGTTCAAGTTTTCTGCATCAAATGCTGCTTTCACTTGTTGTGCAATTACTCCGATATGCCACCGTGCTTCTTCACCTTTTATGTCACAAGACGGTTTAAATTTATATTTGCGAATTAGTGCTTTACAAGCCAAAGCAACACGTCTTTCTGCTTCAGTAATTTCTTCAATATCTTGTTTTAAGTTTTCATCAGATGTTTGAATAGTATCAGTCCATGAGTAGATCGCTGACCAGCTATTCGTTGGTATGCCAAGACTCAGAGAATTATCAGATACAGGCGTTTGATTGCTTAAAATTTTCATCTTAAATTTCTCCTTATTGGCTAAATGGGTGCAAAAAAGTAATATTAAAACCAGTGTAAAAAAGATCACCTACAGTATCTCTAATACTGATTGTGTTTACACCAGCAACAAGAACTGCTGGAAACCTAATAATTTTTGCTTCACTTCCAGTAACGTTACTGACTTGAGTTACCCCATTTAAAACAATTGCCATTTTCCCCGTTGTTGAAGCTGCTAAAGGTTCCAAATAAATGCCAATAATGGTTTCTGCAGCTGGATGAGTGAAATTAACTGTGGGTGGTGAAGTTGCAGGATCTGTACGTGAAGTTGTAAATGAAAGTGTTTTTCCAACATTTAGATCAATATAACCGCCCTTTACAACATCATCGGCAAGATTTGGAGATTTGCCACTATACTTGTTGTTTCTGTACTTAACGCCTGGAAATACCGTAGTTTGGTAAATAGAGTTAAATTTAGCATCAATAAATTTATTATTTATAAACTCTTCTACATATGCCACATCAGATATATTTCCAGATTGTTTTAAAATACCGTAATTGAATGATGTAACAATATTATCAACCCAATAAACTTCTTTACATGGACCATCACTTGTTAATGCTGATTCACTGTATGAACCATTTGTAGAAAGTCGTTTAAGTTGCTTGAAGAGATGATTACTGGTTAGAACATTTTCATTAATAGTGACAATATATTTGTCACCTGAAGTATCTGTTGGACCAAGTTTTTCTGTTGAGTCAGAAACAGATGCAATTGTGATGGGTGTTGTTCCATTGATGTAATATGTACCATTCGTACCACTTACAGTTAGTGGATATTTTCTGATTAAAAACTGATTACTAGAAATAATTTTTAGAATTAACAGATCTGGGGAAACAATTTTATATACATCTTCTAAATGCGTCCCATTTAATCTATTGTTTAGAATACTTGCATTATAAACAGTTGCTGATAAATATACTCCTCTGCGACAATTATAAATATTATTATTCGAAACTTTGATATTGTTTAATGAGTGATATGTTTTAGTAACCCAGATTGCACCTTCACCACAATTTTTAATCGTATTATCGTGAATTTCTCCGATCATCGCATGGTTTGTTGATGTTACTGTGATACCCATATATGCATCAGATGCACGGTTGTCATAGCAAATAAAACTAGTTGGATTAACTGTATAAGATTCAAATTCGACACAGTATAGTGCACAGTTTTCAACTGTGTTCCCATAAACTTGTGCAGTACCACCAGTTGAATTTACGACACAATTAATCCCTGATTGATGCCAAACATCTTTAACTTTATTATGCCGAACAATCGCGTTATTGCTTTTTTCACAAAGAATACCCCACGCAAAAGTATTACTAATATCATTGTTTTCAATAATAGGAGCTTCACAAGATAATAATTGAATACCCGAATCACCATCTTGAAAGGCATCTACAACTTTTTGAGTTGTCTTATTATTTTGGCCAACACCAACAATTTTTAATGATCTTATATTTAGAAAGTTACATTTAAAGCCAATCAGCATTCCCCGAGGAACAAGAGTTCCAGCAGGTATGATGTCAATGGACCAGATCCAGTTTGTCGCATCTCCGGTAATAGATGCATTTACTCCAAAAATTTTTAAGTTATCTACATTTTGGATTTGTAAATGTTGAGTGATTAGATATTGACCGTAAATAATGAGTGTAAAGCCGTGATTACAAGCATTAAGTAAATTTTGTAGTGCTACAGTGGGATTCTCGTCAGTGCCATCACCGATCAATCCAGCATCATGTGTTGTTAGTATTCCACTTGATAAATCCCGCTTCCAACCATTAAAAATAGAGACACCATCATTTTCATTAGCTAGACTTGAGTCATAAGTAAAATCACCACCACCTTTACCAAGTCCTGTGCGATAAGATTTCGCAAAGACTGTACGACCATCCCATTTATCCAAAGTATTTAAATCTTCTATAGATTCAATAATATGAACTTTCGTTTCATCAGCATATTTCTTGACATTAAGTTTGGCATCTTCAACGGATTGAATCGTTGCCATGACAACGCTTGCATCAATCTTTAACTCGAAATTCGCTGTATTATCAATTTGTAGAACAATACGAATTGTTTTTATTTGAGCTGTGCCTTGGTCACCAGAAGGCTTATATGTCGGTGGATAGTTTGCATAAGCAACCATGACATCTTCAGCCCACAAACCGACTTCACGAATATTAAAACCACCTACAGCCGAGGGAATAACACCATCAGCTTCTAGCCAGTTTGCATTTTCGTTAGATGGTGCAAGACGGTTTAATTGAGTCCGATAAACTTCATTTACCATTTGGGTAAATGTTGCATCAGGCGTTGGAAGTAAACCATTTCCATCGCCAAATGACATATGTGTTATGCCCAGCTTTGTTCCGTTTTGAATTGATTCACGGAGCAAAGCTAAACCTAGTTCTGTAAAAAGTGAATGATAAAGTGCAGCCATATTTTTACGCTCTATTTTGGATAAATACTGGTTGTTTCGTGCTCATAAAAAGCAAAAACTGGATAGATCAATGAATTGGGGTCATCAACTTTCGGATAGATAGTTACGTCATCACCGCCATAACAGCCACAGGCCACATTTGTTTCACCTTGAACATTAATAACGTTAATTTCGATGCCTTTAAGTTCACGAGTTAAGGGTTTTGCATCTTGAAGAAGCTCAACTAAAGTCTTTGATGTCTTTTCTGTAAGTGCTCTACCATTCGTTTCAATCGTGATTTGAAAAGTTCCTGGTTCATTCATTGGGCTTTCTTGCCACCACTCGTGAATAGTTAGTGAATAACCAAAACTTTCTACAATTGAACGGAGAGCAAAGTTAGTACCCTTATATGTATGTACTTTGATTGAATTCTTGATTTGTGCCCGTTTAACTTCATCTGGCCAATCATCTTGCCAACGATCTACAGAAAATTGCCAAGCTAAAATAGATAAGAAATCTGAAGGAGCATCATCAACACGAATTAAGCTTGATAAATCACTATTTAATTCAGTAGATTTAGCAGTCGTTTCAACAATTTTATTTTCGAAAGCTGTTGTATTTGGAGGAAGTAAATTCATTATTCATTCCTCACACTGATTCTAATTGCTGTACATGAAGCTGCCTGAAAGTTAGTAAGGTTGATTTCAGATGTAGGACTAATAAGTTCTACTCGTTCAACACCAGATACTTTTAAAATCGAGTAAAGGTCAGAAAAAAAGACACCTTTGCCAATACGTTTCGGCTCTTTGGTATAAGCAATAGTATTTGCTTGAGCTGCTGATAGAACTGGATCTGTCTCTGGAACATTTTTAGTAACGAGTACAGCTTCAATTTCATAGTTAATGATTTCCGCTGATTGGACTTGTACTCGATCACCAGTTGGACGTTTTTTCTCTCCAGATACATAATTTAGAACAATCGTATTTAGTTCTTCAGTTGAAGCATTATTTGATGTGTCACGCTGAAGAATTGTCAAAAGTGCGTGTGCTGGAGCTGGTGAACTACATTTAACATCTGAAACACGACTATCGGCCGATAGCGTGTGAAATTCATAAGCTGACTCTGGTCCAGCAGTACTTAATGCATCTAATTTCTTTTGGATACGATAACGAAAATCTTCATCTTCTTCGTATACAGCTGGGGCTGGTGGTGTAACGGAATCATCTGCTGGTGTAATCAATAGACGTTTTACATCAAAATTTGCACCCCAAATATCTAGATCATTATTCTTTGCAAATGCAAGTTGAGTAGCTAGTGCTTTTTCATTTATTTGATTGCGAAGAATCATTTCCCGATAAGCATTTTCCTGTAATAGCTTAGTTACTGGCTCACTTTCCCGATTCAAAGTTTTACGTACAAGCTCTTGCTCATCATCAGGATGAAGTGAGATAAAGTATTCCTTACGTTCTGAAAAAATCGTCTCATAGTCGATAACATCAACAAAATTAGGTTTCGGTAAAGAGTTAAAATCAACACTCATAGAGATGATCCCATTAAAAGTGGAATATTTAAGTTTAGAGACTGGCCAGTAAGTGTATGAACAGCTTCTAAATCGAGTTGCATACCACCAGCAAAGACATCACTAACGTTTAAACTTTCGATACTGATTCGATCTTCCCAACGTGATACTGGCGTATAAATTGCGCTATAAAGTTTCACTTTCAGTACATCACTCATAGGTTGGTCAATTAAATCGGGAACGATAGATCCATATTCCCGTCGCATTACTCTGCTTCCAAGTGGCGTGGTTACGATGTCTTCAATCGATTGCTTAATGCTTTCTATTTCTGTGATTGATACACCTGATTGTCTGGACATCATGGAATTGGCTCTCCTGTGGTACCACCACTGTCACCAGGATGTTTATGATGCTTAGTTGAAACCGATCCTGCTTTCACATCTCCCTCTGTACTAAAGTCTCCACTTGAATGACTTGATCCAAGTACTAACTGGCTTCCTCCAACGGTGTTATTACCCGTCATGGCTGTACTGCCATTGGTTTGAACGTTACCGTTTGTTGTTGAGTCGCCATTGGTGATGAGATTTCCATTAATGGTTGTATCCCCATTCACGGTTAAACCACCAGGCGCAGTTAGGATGGCTGTTGCATTGGCTGGCAAAATTGCTTGTAAAGAATGATTATTAGTGTCGTAGCTAATGACAGCACCATCTTCAAATACCCGTAACTTAATATTTGGATCTTGTGATGGCGTAGGAAAGTCTTCATTATTCAAACCAACAACAACAATACCAAGCTCGATGACTCCACAAGGGCTAAGTACAATGCATTCTTCGCCTTTACTTGGTAAATCATGAGTTGAGTCATTCCCAGCTCTCAAATTTAATAGACGTAATTCTTTAGTTACGATGTCACCTAAATTGACTGTAACTGTATGAAAGGGACTAGACGGAGTTACGGTCTTGATACGACCTAAACGGATCGTATTTTCAAGACGACGGATGGTTTCTGCGTTCATGCTGCAATCGTTATGCAGCTAAAGGTTTAATGCATTTGGTTTGGTTTGTATGTCAGTTATATACAAGTGGTTTTATTTTGAATCGAAGAGTTTTAAAACATCGTTTTCTATGATTTCTACTTCTGCATCAGTAAATCCAAGTAAGATTCGTTGAGCATATCTGACTTTAAATGTCCGACCGTTATACTTCAACGTATCGACTAAACCGTCCTGGTGAATTTGTGCAAGCCTAGATACTCGTTGATCAAAACCAATAGTCACACCATCAGGGATTTTTTCTATTTTCATGAATTTTGTTGTTTTCAACTTCATGAACATTTTTCTTTTAAGTTGGCCCTTTCTATTTCTTAAATTTTTTCTAGGGATATAAGAACTTCCATCAGGGTTTTGTTGACGTGTAATTCTCTGGCTTTGGTTTGCACGAACTTTTCGAGCAATCATCATTGCAAATTTACGACGCTCAGCATCGCTTAATGTTGCTAATAACGCATTAAGGTGCTCGGAAAGAAATTCAAGCTCAGCCATTTATAAAAAATACTCTTGCTGTGGATCTCTTGATAACCAAGATGCAAGCTCGGTACCATCTTTATCAAACAACGTAACTTGTTTTGATTCTTCAGCTTTATGATATTGCGGCTCGTCAGGATAATCGACCGTAAGACCTTCACTGGTTTGTTTAACGATAACACGCTCAGTTAATGGCATTTGAATTGCCAAATCGACCTTATCATTTGCCAAAATTTCAGCCTCAAACTTAATACCCGATTTGACTTTATCTAGATTGGCCATTAGTTCAGATTGGTTAATACGGACCCAATCCAAAACTGGAATACTCACTGCAGCAAGATCGCCTGCATAGTCAGTTAAAATCATTGTAAGCGTATAGACATATTCAAAAGATAAACCATTTGCCATCGTACTCCGTACCGCACCCTCATCAACAAAAATGAGAATGCGGTCAGGATCACGACATAGTTCAGGGATAGCAGCTAGTAAATGTGCTCTTAAACTTTGTGGTTTTTTCATGCTGCTTTGATCCCACCATAAATAGGCTCTAAATGATCGTATTCTTTTTGGAACTTGGCCTGATACCCAAGTTTTTTATAATTTGAGCCATTATAAAGTGTGAAAACAATATCCCAATTTTCTGCTCGCAGCGCATCAATCAAAGTGACTTTTTTCTTATCAAAAGTACCTGTTTTCCATTCAATGAATCGTATAAAAGCTTCTAGTTGGTAAGACTCACTAGCAAACTGTTGTTCAACAAATTCTTGTACAGATGCATAGCCTAACTGTTTCCAGTTTTCACCCATAACTTGAAATTGCCCCCAACTCGTCGACATCAAAGCACTATCAACATCGATTTGTTTTGCCTGTTCCAAACGAACATATTCTGCTTCATTACCCAGATATCCCCCTGTTTTACGGTTAACAATATTGGGGCGTTCTGCAGCCATTTTGTCAGCGAAAGCGGTTCCTTTTTTCAGTCTTAAATATGCATACATACGATGACGTTCAAACAGGATTTTAGGTTTACCATTACTAAGAAAACCGACTCCCCTGCCTTCAACTGCACCAAAAACACGAATGGTAAGCTCCGAAACTTTCAAACGTTCAGCTGCTTTTTTATAGTCACTATCTTTTAGAAATTTAGATGTATCTTGGTCAAATAGAGCTGCTCTTGTTTTGTCCCCTACTTTGCCATCTGCTACTAAATTTTTTTGCTTTTGGAATGTCATTACAGCAAATTCAGTAGAGGCTCCAAAATCTCCATCGATGGACAGTTCTTTTCCCTTAACACCTTTAAAACCAAGGTTCTTCAACTGCTTCTGCAATGTAATGACATCATTACCTTTTGATCCGAACTTTAAAATCATGATGTACTCCAGATAAGTTTTGCGACATTACCTTTTGCACGGCAAATAAGTACGGCCAGAAGTACTGCAAAAATTGCATCCCATAACGTGACAGGATCTTTAAAAAACAAGATGTGAATTGACTGACCAATAAAAGCTGCAATAAGTATCGTGGCTAAAATTGAGAAGCCATGACGATGACGAAGTCCTTCAGCATCAAAACAAATGATTCGTAGACCACAGATTAGGTATGCAATAAGGGCAATCAGTTGAAACATAATTTCGATCATGACTTACCTCCTCCACGAAATTTATTCCAGATGTCAGTTAGGCTGGATTGATCCACCCAAACCATAATTTTTAAAATAATCGGTAATGAAAAAATAGAAGCAATCATCCCTGCTGTAGCGTCATTAGTAATGAACGTTCGGGTAGTCACTTCCGGTGCTAACAAATATCCAAAACCCACAGCAATAATCATTGTTGAAAGTCGTTGTAGAGGTTTTAAATCTTTTTTCGTTGTTGCAAATAGAGCTGCTCCGAAAACTGCTCCAAGTAATGCATTACCATTTACGAATGGGAGCAATGAAGCTGCGCTAATTGAAACTGCTGTTACAGCTGCTGTTGTAGTTGGTTCTGGCATTATTAATCCCACAGTTGGACAGTTTGTTTAATTTGTTGTGGTGTATCGATATCAGGAAGAATCACTGATGTGCCAATTGGTAGAAAAACACCGATATCAGCAAGATTTGGATTCGCTTCAAGCACTTTTTCAACCACGCCTGAACTGCGTCCGTAATATCGCCAGCATATTGAATCGACGGTATCGTTTTGAATTGCTGTAATGGTTTTAGACATGACCGTCAATCCGCTCAATAAAATGAATTGCTACTCCAATTTCTTCAATTTCATCAGATATTAGGCTCTTTAAAATTTCCGTATTGGTGTAGTAGAAACTATTCTTTTTATCTTCTAGATCTATATTCAGTTTTTTGGCAATCGCTTCAGCTATAAGTATTCTCAACTCAATAGAATCTAATATAGCTACTGTTTGTTTAAACTCATTTTTTTTGGTGATTGGGAAAACTTTCATATCAACTCCACAACACTATGGTTTTCGCCTTTAAGCTGCTGAATTGCCCATTGCTTATTTCGGCGATAATCTTCAACTGAACATTCGGTAACTTCAGATTTTTTTACACCTGAATTAGTGCTGTCATAATTTCGATAGTTTTCATTTACTTTTGCAGCCACCCCATTAGAGACCGCTGACAAGTAAAGAACTTCAGTATCTGGTTTACCGTCAATCTGATTAACAGCTAAATCCACTAGTTTTTCGGCTTTTATAACAAGGCTTGCAAGCAGCCTATTTACATCAATGATTTCTTCACGGATAACTTGTCTTAACCGATCATCAGTGACGGATCCATCGATACGAACAACACTTCGAATTTCATCAAGAGAAATATCAGGAAAGAATGTGCCACTGGAAATAATGATATTGCTTGGTGTAACGGCACCATTTGCGACAAATCCCATTGAGATCTCCTTAATAGTGCACTGGGAGGGGCAATGGCTCGTTGAAGATTTACTGTGATGTGAAGATCACGACCATTGCACTCCAGTGCGGTGCGGGGCACTTATTCAGATGTCAGGACCAAACTGCCGTGGTTATCTACCACTGGCGTTCCATTTTGATTTAACAAAACGTTGGTGACTTCTGTTTGTTCTTGTTCATTAACCACTAGATTTTCGTTTGATAAAATATTCGTGGTTTCTGGCTGTGTAGATTGTTCAGACGGTTGAGGTTCATCTTTATTAAAGATTGCATTCAATTTACTGGCTAACTTCGTCATCTTGTTTAGATCAGTACGTCCACCACATTTGTCATCGAGCTTACATGCCTGGTCTAAGAAATCACGAGCACGGGTTGCATGCACTAGATCCACTAACTCTTCACCAGTGACGAAACGCATTTCAGTTTTACCCAAGGCTAAGTAAAGCTTGGCTTTAACTTCATCAGGCATATCACGCTTTGACTGAACCAAGGATTCATCTGTAATTAACTGCTCTAAACGCTCTAATACAGTGATATCTACCGCAACATCTGTTTTAAGAGTTTTTAAAAATTCATCAGCAATATCTTCAGTAATAAAGCATGCTTCAGAACGTTCAAAACGATCCGGTAGTTTTAGGCCATGTTCAAGAACATATTCAGCAATATCGAGTGCAAATTCATAATCACCGATATCAATTGCCCAAACTAAAATCTCAGTGATAACTGCGTCTTGAACACCGGGCTTCACTTCTAAAATGCCTTCAACATAAGGCTTATAATTTGGAAGTAACTTGCGTTTCAGTTCGATTTTATTTTGCTTTGACTGAATATTTTTGAGACGATTTTTATCACTGTTGAGCTGCAAAAGTTGCTGCTCATAGGCGTTTGTATTTAGCATGGTACCGAACTCCGCAGCTGTTTCAGCTGCGGATTTGGCCTGATGCTGTTGGAAATGCTTTCGAGCCAAGTTCATATTGAATTACTCCGGCTGAATTTCGATGTTTTCAGCCATACAAGCAAGACCAAGATCTTCGATGTAATAATCTTCATTTGAAGATTCATAGTTTTCAATCTGGTCACGTTTTGGATTGTCGATGACTGTACGACGACGGGCACCCTCTTGAACATAAATCGATAAGTTATCGAAAGTAGTTACAAAGATGATTCCTTCAGGGAAAAACGGTACTGAGTAAACAGGCAATCCACCCATACGTTTTTGGCTAATGATGATGTCCGCAGCCAATTTTTCAGAGTTGTCTTGGTCTTTGTTTACAAGTGGGAAGTACTTATCCGAAACAGTTTTTCGGTTACACATTACGACTAAATCTGGATTTCCTTGATGAACATCATCAATCATTTCATCCACAATGTTCATTACAAGTGCATCAAGGTTTTTATAGTCACCTGTTGTACCAATTGTAATTTTGTTTAGTACGGCACCTGATTTCATCACACGCGATGCGTTTTCTTCACGCATCTTTTGCAACCAGCCTTTATTAACATCTTGCAATAAAGGATTCGCAGTAATATCTGTATTGGCCGCGATGCTCGTACCATTAAAACCAATCATGATTCGGTCAAGTGCTTGACGTTTTACGATAGCACCACGGAATCGGCTATAAAAATCTTTAAATTTTGCCCATTGATCAAGTTTTGCATATTTAATTGCTGTGTCGAAATCGGTTTTACGGCAAAAGTAAAAACGCTCATCCATACTCGTTGGATCAGTTGCTTGGCGTTCCGTAGCATCTGTATTTGTACGAGAAGCAATAGGACGAGAAATACCAAGGCCAACGGCTGAACCTGATTGTTCAGGAACAACAAAAATATTAATTTTTTTCAGAAATTCAGAAGATTCTTGGATTTTATCTTCAAGTTTTTGTTGAACGGTTGGAGTCACATTAAATTTTTGTGAAACCTTTTCAACACCATTGAGTTTAGCTAACTCAACCATGACCTTGTTGTACTTAGTACGTGTATCTGTACGCATTTTTTTTACTCTAAATATGAATTAATAGATTGCTGGAACCGACTGAATTAACAGTCGATTTCTCCGATTTCTTCTGAATATTTGCTGTTGCTAGAATGCGGTCGTGGTTGACCTTGGGGTTCTTGGTCCAGCTTGTTTTTAAGTTGATTAAAATCAGACTGAAGCTGTTCATGTTTGACTTTTAAATCTGCAAACTCAGTACCCTGATTAGCTGTTTGCTGGGCAATTTCTAGAATGGCTTGTTCGTTTTGACTAAAGTTTTCTTGAGTCTGCTGCTGTTGCTGTTCTTGGGTTTTAAATAAGTTTTTAACTTTATTCACCAAGTCACTTGCAAAGGACTCTTTAACTTCTTCGAATTCGAGTTTTGTTTCTTGTGCTGCTGTGAATAAATTTTCTGGACGTAATTTCTTCGCATTAAAAGGATTTTCAGTTGCTCCAGCGGCAAATGAGAGCATTTCAGTGCCAAGCGATGCAGGACTATCAGTAATCGCTAGACCAACTAAATAAGCTTGGCCAGTTTTTGCAAAATTTTCATCAACTTCGATAGATGTATAAATTTTTTGATTTTTTTGATTAAGAGCAATCAAATTTTCGTTTGGCTGGATCTGAACATACAAAGCATCTTTTTGTTCGCCATTAATAGTTACTTTCTCAGCTTTTACTGCGAGAACATCTCCATAAGCACAAAAAATGCTATCAGGTGAAAGCCCTTTAATGTGTTCTAAATTAATACGAGCACCATAAGTGTTCAGATTATAAGTTTGCGCCATTTGGAGGATCCATTCAGGTTGAATTTCACGACCATCTGTAGTGTCACCAGCCACGGCAACTCGAAACCATTTCGATTTAAATTTTTTCGGCTGTGTTTTATCAGTCATTCTGCGGTACCTGTTGCAAGGTTTTTTCGGGCAATTTCAATAGGTGCAGAATGGGCAATATTAGTTATGTGTAGCAATTGAGCATGCTTGTATATAACTGACATACAAATTGCTATGACTGATAAAAGCTAACTTGCCTGCCATCGTTTGCGGATGAAATTAAATCAATCCGTAAACCATGAATGAATTATCACAATTAGCTAATCTAGAGCTGATTCTCGATAACAAATTAAAAGCCAAGTTCCTCTTTTGGCTTGGCTGGAAAATTGTCGATATAGCTGAAGCGCTAGACGAAAATGAACGTACAGTTCAAGCGTGGAAAACACGCGAAGAATGGCACAAGACACGATCAGAAAGTCGTGTTGAAGAGGCTTTAACAGTTCGTTTAATGACACTCACTCTTAAAAACAAAAAATCGAGTGGTGACTATAAAGAATTAGGCGAATTATTTAAAAACTATAAAGAATTTGCCCGAATTGAACGCTATAAAGAAGGTGGTAATGAAGCGGATCTTAATCCAAACATTGCCAAGCGTAATGCAGCACCTAAGAAGAAAAAAGAAAATAATCAGTTTACTGAAGAACAAGTTGAACAACTTATTTCAGCTTTTGAAGATAGCTTATTTGACTATCAACGTGATTGGTATAAAGCAGGCAATCAACGTACTCGAGTAATTTTAAAAAGTCGTCAAATCGGTGCAACTTGGTACTTTGCTCGGGAAGCATTGGTCGATGCAGTCAAAACTGGCCGTAATCAAATATTCCTATCTGCGTCAAAGGCTCAGGCTCATATCTTCAAAGAGTACATTAAAGGTTTTGCTTATGAAGCCTGTGGAGTTGAGTTGGTCGGAGATCCGATCGTACTGCCAGATAACAATCAAGCTTCATTGTCCTTCTTAGGTACAAACTATAGAACGGCCCAAGGTCACCACGGTAACTTTTATTTTGATGAGTTCTTCTGGACCTTTGGCTTCAATGAATTAAACAAAGTCGCTTCAGCAATGGCTTTGCAAAAAAAATGGCGTAAAACCTATTTTTCAACGCCTTCGACGATGGCTCATGAAGCATATACATTCTGGACTGGAACACGTAATAACCGTGGTCGACCAAAAGATCAAAGACTAGATATCGATGTATCACATGATTCATTGAAAAATGGTCGTTTATGTGAAGACCGGATGTGGCGTCAAATCGTTACGATATTAGACGCTGAAAATGGCGGGGGTGATTTATTCGATATTGAAGAATTGCGATTCGAATATTCACCTGAAGAATTTGCAAACCTTTTGATGTGCCAATTTATTGATGATGGTGCATCTATTTTCCCATTAGCTATGCTTCAACCTTGTATGGTTGATTCATGGGAAGTTTGGGCCGATGACTTTAAACCATTCCATAGTCGACCTTATGGGAACAATCCAGTCTGGATTGGGTATGACCCAGCGGAAAGTGGTGATAGTGCTGGAATGGTTGTTGTAGCTCCCTCCCCTGTTCCTGGTGGAAAGTTCCGAGTACTTGAAAGAATCCAATTCCGTGGAATGGATTTTAAAAATCAAGCTGAGATGATTCGCCAAACAACACTACGTTATTACGTGACTTATATCGGCATCGATATAACAGGTATGGGTACTGGTGTTTCTCAGTTAGTTAAACAATTTTTCCCGAATGTTACCGAGTTCAGCTATTCACCAGAAGTCAAAACAAAGCTTGTACTTAAAACAATGGATGTAATTAGAAATGGCCGTCTGGAGTATGACGCAGGCTGGACTGATCTTTCTCAATCATTAATGAGTATTAAAAAAACCCTTACAGCAAGCCAGCGTCAAATGACTTTTACAGCTGGACGATCTGAAGAAATCGGACATGCGGATCTAGCCTGGTCTCTTATGCATGCAATTTATAACGAACCACTTGAAGGCCAAACACAAATGAATCAATCTTTCATGGAGATCTATTAATGAATCCCCTATCGACTGCAAAAAATTTAGTTAGTTTTGCCAAAAGCCAATTACCAGCGTTTCAAAGCAAAACAACTAAACAAGAATCAATGGCCTTTACTTTTGGTGATGCCGTTCCAGTACTCAATGGAAATGAATTATCGGATTACATGGAATCATGGTTCAATGGCCGATGGTATGAACCTCAGGTCAGTATGAGTGGTTTGGCCAAATCATATAAATCGACACCATATTTAAATAGCGGAATTATTTTTAAACGTAATTTTCTGGCTAATCTTTTTATTCCTCATGCAAAGCTAAATCGAAAAGCATTTGAACAAGTTGCATTGGACTATGTTTGGTGTGGAAATACTTACTTAGAAGAAATCAAATCACGACTCGGAAGTGTAATTCAGTACAAACCAGCTTTAGCAAAATATATGCGTCGGGGTGAATACTCTGATCAGTTCTTTTTACTTTGTGATGACCATAAAGGCTATCAAGAATATGAATTTTATAATCGTGTTTGCCACATTCGAGAAACAGACATTGATCAGGAAATTTATGGGGCACCTGAATACATATCTGCTTTGCAAAGTGCATGGCTAAATGAATCGGCTACTTTATTTCGTCGTAAGTATTACAACAATGGATCTCATGCTGGGTTCATCTTATATGTGAATGACGCAGCACAGGACCCTAATGATATTACAGCTTTGCGTCAGGCTTTAAAGGATAGTAAAGGACCAGGCAACTTCCGTAATTTATTTTATTACGCACCTGGTGGGAAAAAAGATGGTATCCAGATCTTGCCTGTTTCTGAAATTGCAGCAAAGGATGACTTCACCAATATTAAATCAATCACGCGTGACGATACTTTAGCGGCACTCCGCATACCTCCACAGCTCATGGGTATTGTTCCAAACAATACTGGCGGTTTTGGATCAATTAAAGATGCAGCAGATGTGTTTTATCAAAATGAAATTGCTCCACTCCAGTCACGCATTCAGCAGCTCAATGAGTGGGCTGGTGATGAGATCATTAGATTCAAGGAATATGATTTAAAAAACGTTACCTAATCATTTAGAAACAACAAAGCCAGCATTAGCTGGCTTTTTTTATGGGTTTTTAGCAATAATTCACAAATGATAATAATTATCATATATGTAGCAGACCACTGGCTCCCGCGCAGTCACCCGCGCGCCTGCGGTTCCTCTAAAGGGAGCAATTTCACTGCAATCAAATACACTATTGGATAAAAGCTGAGAACCTATAAACCTTAGGCTATTGAGAAGAAAATGGGGGAATTCGGATACTGCATATTACTACAGTACTACAGTTTGAATGATTTCTATGTATTCTAACGGATGACCAACTACAATGGCTTGTCCTTTATCACCTATTTGCAAACAAAGTCTAGATAAAACATTGTCATTATATTTCACACGCCATTGGTTAAATGGCTCATATTCTGACTGTAAAAATATAACTAAACCAATTTCACCAGATGGATGTTGAATTAAGTCATTTTCAAATATTGGGTTTCCAAAGTAATCTGACCAAGGAGCTAATTTATTTGTTTTGGAAAGTTCTTCTCTCTGCAATAAAAAACTTTTGTATTGGTCAAATTCACTTTGCATAACATTGCTCAACAAGAAATAGCCCCTGATAAAATTTTAACCGATATCTTTTTTTAAGAACATAAAAACGTGCTTTTCTAGTTTCTGAAATCGATTTGAAGTAATAAAGTAATAATAGAAGTTAAGTTATTAATAATTAAAGATAAATAAGATTACATAAAAGTGTAATTTCTTGTAATAAGTAAAGTAATATTTTATAAGTCATTGATTTTATTAAATAGGAATTAGATTGAAAAACACTTATTTATACAGCAATAAATTACATGGATATTACTTTAATCTTACATTTTGAAAATAGGTTAATCTATTGAATATAAAAGCTTTAATGCAAAATATTACTTTATTACTTCAAAAACTTCATAACCCAATTATTTTTTATTGGTACTTAAAATTAGGGGTTTTGCATGATTTTCATACTCAAATCATTTTTTTGCTGGGAATGATTTGGGAATGCTTCAGTAAGATATATGTACGCATACACACATGGTGTTATATGAGTAATATGGACTATGAGATTTAA